CCCTCCCCGCTTCGCGTGCGGGTCTGACGACCCCCCTAGGCGGGGCTGTGGCGGCTTGTGGGGCACAAACGCAACATACACCAGCAACCCTCATGCAAGTTGCGTTTTTAGCGTCCGTGTGTCGCTGACATTGCGTTTCTAGAATTTAGCGTTACACGAAAATGCTGCTAGACTCAGCTCATGACAATCTGCGCACACTGCGAAACTGACTTCAAACCCCAACGCTCAACAGGCGTTTACTGTTCCTCCCGTTGCCGGGTGTACGCGTTCCGGGAAGCTCGCGCCAACATCCCCACTGACCTAGTGACACATGCGCGTTGGGTTACGTTTTCCCGCGACAAGATGCCGCGCCAGGTAGACGGCAGTCCTGCATCGTCTACTGATCCTGCGACATGGGCAACGTTCGCTGCCGCGTCTAGCGCTGCACGTGTGCTTGACCGTGGTGTCGGGTTCGTCCTGAACGGTGACGGCATCGCGTGCATTGACCTTGACCATTGCATCACTGACGGTGTGCTTGGTTATGCGGCTGCTGACATTGTGGCGCGTGCAGGCAAAACGTTTATTGAAGTTTCGCCGTCGGGTACGGGTTTGCACATTTGGGGTTTTGCTGAAGTCGGCAAGGGTCGCCGCATGGGTCAGGTTGAAGTGTATGACCGTGGGCGGTACATGACTGTTACTGGTCGCCGTTGGGGTTCGGCCCCGAAACGTCTTGGTGATATTTCCGCGCTCGTTGCTGATTTGGTTGGTGAATAGTCATGGCTGGTCGTGGTCCCGCACCGAAAGCGGAACGTTCCCGCGCTAATGACACTGCACGCCGTGAAGCAGAATTCCGCAAGGTTGCTGCTGACGGTGTTGAGCGTGGCCCCGATCTTCCGTCGGGTGTGCTGTGGAGTGAGCGCACGCAGGCATGGTGGGCGACGTGGCGACGTTCCCCACTAGCGGTCACGTTCATTGACGCTGACTGGGATTTCCTTTTAGACACGGCACTGCTGCACAATGAGCTTTGGTCAGGCAGTCCGGGTGTCGCTGCCGAATTGCGTTTGAGGGTTGCGAAGTTTGGTGCGACTCCTGAAGATCGTATGCGGTTGCGTATCGCGATTGACGATGACGTGAAGGATGCACCGAAACCACAGCGGTTGTCTGGTGATCGCCGTGAACGTTTGTTGGCGGTTGTCGAATCCTAATGCTGACTCTTGGTTTACAGGTCATTGATTGGGTTGAGACTTTTCTCGTGCATGGCCCTGGCGATATTGAAGGTTCGCCAATCATGCTTGACGATGAGTTTGCCGCGTTCGTGTTGCGCTGCTACGAAATTGATAAAGACGGCAGGCGTCGTGTTCGCCGTGGTGTGATCTCCCGCCCAAAGGGGCGTGCGAAGTCTGAGATTGCCGCGTTCATGGCTTGCGCGGAAGCATTGGGCCCGGTGCGGTTTGATCACTTCGCGGTTGCTGGCGAAGTGTCGGCGTGGGGTTACGTGTACGCGGAAGGTGAACCTGTCGGGGTTCCCGTGAAGCGTCCTGAAGTTTTGTGTTTCGCTACTGAGCTGAGTCAGGCCGGAAACACTTATGACGCTATCCGTTACATGTTGTCGCCGGACACGGGCGCAAAGGCGTTGACGGAAACGTACGGGCGCATTGACGTGGGTTTGACCCGTATCAATCTTCCTGACGGTGGCGTAATATCGCCGGAATCTGCCGCTGATTCTTCAAAGGATGGTGGCAAGTCAACATTCACGGTGTTTGACGAAACGCACCTTTGGGTGTTGCCTAAGTTGAAGCGTATGCACCAAGTCGTGTTGCGTAACCTTTTGAAGCGCAAGATTGCTTCAGGCTGGTGTTTAGAAACAACAACGATGTACGCGCCAGGTGAAGGTTCCGTTGCTGAAGGAACACACGAGTACGCGAAGGCAGTCACCGAAAAACGCGTGTCCGATGTTGGCTTGCTGTTTGATCACAAGCAGGCTGGCGCGAAGCATGACCCGAAATTCAAGACGCATCGCATGAACGGGTTGCGGGAAGTGTACGGGCCTGCCGCCGATTGGATGGACCTAGAAGCAATCGCGGATTCATTTGATGACCCGCAAACTTCGTCGGCTGAATGGGAACGTTACTGGTTTAACCGTCCCGTTTCTTTGCAGGGTCAATGGTTGTCACAGTTGGCGTGGGATGAATGTCAAGCTGCACGCACAATCCCTGACGGTGTTGACGTGGTGTTGTCTCTTGATGGTTCGTTCTCTGGTGACTCTACTGCGCTTGTCGCTGTCGAGATTTCAGAGTTTCCGCATGTGGTTGTTGCTGGCCATTGGGAGAAACCGCCAGGTGCGCAGGAATGGCGTGTGCCGATTCTTGATGTTGAGGAAATGATCAAGACATGTTGTTTGCGTTGGCGTGTGCGTGAAGTTATCGCTGACCCGCATTTGTGGTCACGGTCTTTGGAAGTTCTCGCTGATGAGGGTTTGCCTATTGTGGAGTTTCCGCAGTCGGCTGCACGCATGACCCCGGCAACTAAACGCTTCACTGACATGGTGTCTACGCGTGCACTTACGCATGACGGCAACGCGGCATTAACGCGTCACGTTAGTAATGCAGTGTTGAAGCAGGACAGTCGCGGCACGCGTATTATGAAGGAATCTAAATCTTCTACGCGCCGAATTGACTTGGCGGTTGCGGCAGTGATGGGTGTTGAACGTGCAGTAAATCAGGAAGCGCCTGTGGTTGCTCCTGTTCCACAATTTTACGCATAGGGGTTTTCATGTTTGCAACTGTTCTGCAAGCCGTCGGTGTGGTGGCGGTTGCTGTCGGTGTGGCGTTGGTGTTTGTTCCTGCGGGTATTGTTGTTGCTGGTGTCGGTCTTGTCCTGTTCGGTATGGCTTTGGAGCGTGACTAATGTTGAACCGCTTGCTGAAGCCGCAGGAGGCACGGGCGATTTCTTTTCAGACTCTGTTTGAATCTGGTGGAATGATTCCTTCAACGACTCGTGCTGGCGTAAACATTTCTCAGGCCAACAGTCTGACCATTGCTGCTGTCTACGCGTCAATACGTTTGATCTCTGACACGATTAGTACGCTGCCCCTTGGCACGTTTGTGCGCCGTGACGGTGCACGCTACCCGTACACGCCACAGCCTGCATGGGTTGAGCAGCCGGAACCTGATTCTTCAATGCAACGCAGTGACCATTACCAGTCGCTGCTTGTGTCGCTGATGATCGCTGGCAATTCTTATACGCGCATTATACGCAACGGTAACGGCGATATTGTCGCGTTGACTGTGCTTGACCCGTCACGCATCACGGTTCGCCGTAACGCAATGGGTCAAATTGAATTCCTTGTAGATCAGGCATACGTGCTGCAAGAACAGGACGTTATTCATCTGACTGAGCTTCGCCGCCCTGGCGCGTTGGTTGGCGTGAGTCGCGTTACTGAAATGCGGGAAACGTTAGGGCTGTCCAAAGCTCTAGAGGATTTCAGCGCACAGTTCTTTGGAAGCGGAAGCACCATCGGTGGTGTGATCGAAGTTCCGGGTGATGTGACTGCTGAGCAGGCAGAGTCCATGCAGTCTGCATGGGAACGCGGTCACAAGGGTTTGCGTAAGGCGTTCCGTCCGGGGATTCTTTCTGGCGGCGCTAAGTTTATGAAAACATCTGTTGAGCCTAACGAAGCACAGATGCTTGAATCACGTGAATTCGCGGTTGAGGAAATCGCACGCATATTCCGCATCCCCCCGCACATGCTTCAGTCAACGAAGCCGGGTGCAATGTCGTATGCGAGCGTTGAAGAAAATTCAAAGCAGTTCGTTACCTATACGTTGCTTCCGTACATTGAAAAGATTGAATCCGCCTATTCGCGGCTTCTGCCTTCCGATGCTTTCCTGAAGTTCAACGTTGACGGTTTGCTACGCGCCAACCTGACGGAACGTTACGCCGCGTATTCAAGCGCGACACAGGCCGGGTTCCTGTCAATCAATGACATTCACGTTGTTGAGGACATGCTTCCTGTTGAGGGTGGCGACGTGTACCGCGTGCCGCTGGCGAATGTGAATCTTGCTGCCGCGAACATTGTTGAGACTGAAAAGCGTACGCAAATGCTTGCGCGTCTTGTCACGATGGGTTTCGATCCTGCTGAGTCTCTCGCCGCTGTCGGCTTGCCGCCGATCATGCACACGGGCCTGCCGTCTGTTCAGCTTCAGCAGGCAGCAACGTTTGACCCGACTGACCCCGCTGCCGCGTACATTGGCAATGTGTAGTGACTATCTCGCGTAGTGTCGTCACTGTTGGCACGGCACAAACAATGGTTGTGCCGCCAAGCACTGACACACAGCGGGTGGTGCTGCAAAATCAGCAGCCTGTAGGCGACGTTGGCGATTACAGCCGTGACGGTTACGTGTATCTGGCGCAATCGTTTTTCAATGTTTCTAATAATGGCACTGTGTCGTTCGGTATCAATACAGGCTCACATGGTGCACAGTTTGAGTTTTACAGCATTGATGTTGCGTCGAACAGCGTGAACGCTTCTTTGATTGAAGGCGTTAACTACACGGCAGGGTCAGCAGTTCAGGCATACAACCTGAATAGGAATCATTCTGACTCGTATCAGTCGGTATTGACTCGCGCAACAAACATCACGGGCGGAACTGTCATCAGTTCAGAATTTGTGCCGACAAGTAAGCAGGGCGGCGGTGTGATTTCTTCCGTCAAAGTGCACACACTAAAGCCTTCAACGAAATATGCAATGAGTTTCGTCGCATCATCAGGCGCAACAGACGTTCATTTTGAACTTGGCTTTACTGAGCAATACAACGGACTGCATGACATTTACCTAGGCACAGCAGGTAGCGCAATACGTTTGCGCGGTGGCGAAGTTCTCACGATGGACTTGTACCCGGGTGACGCGGTTTACGCATCAGCAAACGGCACGGCTTGTGCCTTGGCGATTCAAAGGCAGGACTAGACAAATGCCGTACTACATCACTGACAAGTCTCCTGATTGCAGCGGTTGGGCAACCATCGCGGAAACTGGTCGTGTAGTCGGGTGTCAT